GGGCCTCGCCGTTCAATGCGCTGATGTGCTGCCCTGCCGCGTTCTTCGGGTGGCCTGCTGGGGCTGGCTTGCCCTCCAGTGTGGCAACGCCTGCGGCCAGTTGGTCAGCCGGGTACAGCATGTTGTGCATAACGATGTTGTCAGTCGCGCCGCACACGTTTTTGATCGTGTAGACGCTGCCGGACTTACTGACGTTGGCGGCGTTTACCGCAGACAAGATATGGACTCTTTTCTTTGCCATGGGCACCTCGATTTGATTGGTGCTCATGCTATGGAGCAGGCATAGAATGCTCGGATGGCCCTACCACCCCGCAAAACCCCGCCTGTGCACCCTGAAACACTGGGCGTGATTGGTAAGTGGCTACGCGATCAGGAGGCAGAGCGCATTGCGGCAGACTTTGCGCGGGCTATGAAAGCAGCGGGCAAGACGCCGCCTAAGCCGAAGAAGTAGCGGCCTGCTGCTTTTCCCGGCTCAACGGATTAAGTTGTGGAAACTGAGTTATGACCACTAGCAGCCTCCGTGTGGAAACGACTGTGACAGTTCGGACACAGATACATCGTCTTGGTGCGCTCATTGGGGGCGACAGCAAGGGCATGGTGAGCCTCAAGCTCAAATCCCTCAAAGACCCCAAGGCAAGACTCACAACGGTTTCCAAGCGCCTCAATCAGGGCATCGTGCTCAATCACCCTGACCATCATGGCTGGAGAGTCAGCAACAACCGGAGCAGGCTTTCTTCCAAACAGCAGGCGGGCTCTGAGCACTTCAAAGCTGTAGCCCCTACCTTGCCTATTGATTACCTTTGCAACCCCGTTCAGGGCTTCTGTGTAGCCATTGGTGATGGGATAGTCAAAGACAGCAAGCATCTCAGCACGCCAGTTCCTGGTGGATGTCAGAAGCGGCGCAAAGCTCTTTTTCCCCTTCTTCATGGTGGCAGGGACAGACGCACGCCATGCATCAAGTCTGGCGCTGGCCTCAGCCTTGGTCTTGGCGTCGTAGATGGCGTAGAACGCTTCCTTGAGGTCATAGGCTGTTTTGACGTGCGGTTCATTGTCCAACCACATGCCAAGGCTGAAGCGCCCCTTTTCGTCCAGGTTCTTGTAACGCATCCGCAGCAGAGCCTTACGCCTCATCCAGTCTTTGCCGACTTCCTTCTCTTGGTCTTTAGCCAGGGTGATGCGAATGTCGTCCATTGCCTTGTTCGCCATCTTGACCAAGTGGAACTTGTCAATGACCACTGGCAAGCCGGGAAACACTGTTTGAGCGGCATCCTTGTAGGGTCGCCACATGTCGATTGCGAGACCCTTGACGGTGCGCTTGTCCCTGAACTTGTTCAACCAGGTCGTGACAGACCCCTTGTCACGGTCGGGCAGCATATCAATCGGAACGCGGTTCTTGACATCGGTGATGATGCATCTGAGCTTGCCGTCAATCTGGGTTTCGTCAATGCCAAGCCACTCAGGCAGATAGGGCTTGAATGCAGAATTCAGAGCAGCAATGTGAGCATCAGCCAGCATCCTGACGGTTTTGTCATCACAACCAATGTGCTCGGCAATGCGCACAAAGGTGTCACGAAGGCATTGGGTCTTGATGTACTCAACACACCTGACCGTCATGCGCATACCAGGCTGAATGCTGCCCAAGGGCTGCAAGAACGTATCGCCACAGTCCCGGCACCTGTAGCGCTGGACGTTGGCCAAGATGTTGACTGGTGCACCTCGAATGGGGCTGTCTCGGTAGGTTGTAACCTTGGCTCCATGGCGGTACAGGCGGTCAATAACACCGCACTTCTGGCAGGCTTTGGGCTGGATGGTGTAGTCGGCTTCGATGACGTACTCGGAGCCCTCCTGCCTGGTTGCTATGGCCTTCCAGTCGGGGAGATTGAGAATGTCAGTCATTTACGCGGCAACCCAGAAAACTCCGCCGGAATCGTGCTGTCGTTTGAGTTGAGGGACTTCAACAGAGGACATCAAGGATTCCCAATCAGAAAAGCAATAACCACTTCCAGAAAACCCAAGTTCGACGCTTCCGAGAAGCCAAATGCTTCCATTTTCGGACTCACGTATGGACCAGCTATCGTCCCAAGGGTCTTTGGCTTTAGCAATCAAATGGCATGCGCTGCACGACAGGGAGGATATGCAGTCCTTGTACTCAGATGCAACACCAAAGCGAGCCATCCCACGCAAGGTATCAAGGGCAGCTTGCCTGCTAACTGGCCGCATAGAGCACCTGGTAGACGGCTGCAATCCATGGATTGCCATGCGATTCCAACCCATGCCATCAGGCCCCCTTGGGTTGTGGCGACCATCAACACACACTTTGTACGAAATAGAAATGTCCATATTCACTTTCCACACGTTAATCCGTTTTTAGATGATACACCTAAATCATGAATTACACACGTTATTCCGTAGAGCCCTTTTCCCATGTCTCGCGCTCGGCCAACATGGACGCCTTGAGCTTGGCTGATAGGATGGGCTTTCCGTTCTCGTCTAGCAGGGCCTCGGTAATTCCGCACCGGCAGTTGTATTTTTCCTTGCCTGAAGCATAGAACGTCTTGACCTGCTCGGATGTGTACACATGGCCGGACCTGCTCGCATGCCAGGGCCTGGTAGTCGGGATAAGCGCCGATGTCCACAGCATCCCAATTTTCAGCCCCAAATTCTCGCTGGTGTAGTCCGCCTCAGCCATGCGCGCCTGCCGCAGGGTGTCGGTAATGTCAGTCTGGCTCCACGCGAGCGCCTTCGACCGCCCAACGTCCATGCGCTCCATGATTTCGGTCGTCACGGCCTTGGGGTTCTTCCCGTCGATCACCGCGCGCCCGATGATCTGGGTCAGCTCGGCCTTCTGGGTTGCGGCCAAGCCGGTCCAATGCTCGTAGGACTTGAGCTGGGCCATGGCCAGCCGGTTCTGGTACGGCGCAGAGTAAACCACCGTCTCCAGCGCCCTCGATGCGGCATAGGCCGGCGACAACGCGGCCAGGTTCGATACCGACTGAGCAGCGCCCATCTGGCTTGCATCGCTGACCACGCCGTCATACCAGAAGATGTGGGCCGGGTCGCGCGCGCCTGCTATCCAGCGGTCAAGGGCTGCGGCTAACTCGATGGACAGGGCCTCGTATTGGGGTGGCGTCATCCCATAAACCACCGCGCCGAAGTCGTCATTCAGCGAATAGACAGGGATGCGCCCAAACGCCGCCAGCACGTCCGCCAGCAGTCCGGCATACCTGCGCTTGATTTCCTTGGCTGCGCGGCGCTGGATGTCCTGGGAGCCGGTGCGGTCGCGTATCGTGCCGGGTATCTGTGGGTTCATGCTGGGCGGAAAGTCACAACGGCACTCGGGAATGGCGCGCTGTTCTTTTGCCCGCCGAACTTCAAACGCCCACGGATGAATTCAATATCTCCATTGATTGCATAGTCATGCCACCACGCGGTGTCGGTGCGCGCCGGAACGAGGCATACAACAGTTGCCCCGTCCTTTGAGGATTGAAGCGCCTTCTTCATCCATGCGCCAATTTCTCGGCCATATGGGGGATTCATCCATACTTTGCCAGTCCATGGCTTTGACAGCCCATCATCCTCTTTTGTGAAAAAATCAGCGCACTTTGCGTTTTCATTTGTGGCGCAAACGTCCAGTGTGAAGCTGTGGACTGCGTTTAATTTGTCAAAAAATGATTGTGGTGTTGACCATAAGTCTGTCGCGCTTGAAAAGTGGACGTTCACGCTGCCGCCCCCGTATCAACCGGCTCGGCATCCACAAACGTGGCGGGCTCATAGTCCATCACGGCGCGCAGCTCGTTGCCGTCGAACAGGTCTTGAACCCCGGCCCCGAATGCTTCCTTCATGGCGCTGGTCATGCCCTTGAGGATTTCCAGCTTGTCTTTGTCGCTCGGCGCGGCCAGGTCGGGCCATTCGACTTCCCACTCGCCCGCATCAATGATCCCTGCGGCCTGCATGCGCCGGATGAATTCCTCGATCATGGGCGTCAGCTCGTTTGCTTGCCGCGACTTGCACCGGGCATGCATATCGGCCTTGTCTTCGTCGCTGGCCAGCCGGCCGGTCTGTTGTCCGAAAAGCACGGTAAATGGGATTTGCACAGATGCGCTAAAAAGGTTTGCCGCGAGCTGGAAGGCGCCGGTCGGGTCATAGGTCGTCGTCTGCAACACGCCAGCCTTTGCGCCCTGGGTGACGATGGCCGCATCGATGTTCATGTTGAGCTTGCGCACTTGGCTTTCATGGGCCTCCCGCACGCTGCCCTGTGTGCCGTCCGCATTGATGACGGTGGGGCTTGCATCCTTGTCATATTCAAACGTCAGGGCGCGCGCGGAATTCTTCAGGTAGGACTCTGCCGAGCCGCCGCTGATCTTTTCCAGATCCACCAGAGCATTGAAGCCCGCCTTCAGAAGCGGCACGCCGTCGAACATGTCGCCCACGCTGCCCTCTGCCAAGATTTGCACGCGGCTGGGGTGCACGTCAATCCACGTTTCCGGCCTGCCCTGCACATCCACGCCTTGCACCGGGCGCGTGCGGTACTGGTACATGGTCGGGCTGCCGTACTGCTCGGAGTTTTGGTCCGTGTTCCAGCCCGTCACCTTGATCTGGTCCTCATACACCGGCACCAGGTCAACCAGGCGCTGCGCACGGTCCATAGGCTCACGCAGGGCCTTGCCGTCGCCCACGCGGTAGATCAGCGCGGCATAGCGGCCAATCATGTTCCTGCGGTCGAGGTCGCGCAGCTTGGCCCAGGCCCGGACGCTGGTTAGCAAGGCCTTGGTCTTGACCTCCCACGGCGTTTCCTTGTCGCTGGCTGGCGTCTTGATGCGGGGGTTTGACTGCCAGCAGGCATCAAGCAGGCGATGCACTGCGCCATGGCCTGCGCCGCCGCGCTCGTAAGCCGTGAGCATGTGGGAAAACGTCAGGTCTTGCACCCAGCCATAGACAGACCATGCGTCCGGCCTCTTGGCGTCAATGGAGCCCAGAACGGCTTGGCGGCTGCGAATGATTTCAAGATCACTCGTGTTGATGGTCAGTTTTTGGCTCATGGAGCCATGCTAGGTAAGGGCGACCGGGAACCCCCAATCCTGCGTTACTTGCTCACTGCGAGGTGATCCGCTACTTGACTCGCAAACCGCTATTTTCTTCGCTTGACCCTTACGGCTGGAAGTTGTTAGCCCGGCTTGGCGAGATGCGCACCGTTTGCCGGTTCATATTTGTGCGCGTGCCATTTATGCCAACTTCCATGCGTAAAGGTGGCCGGAGCTGATCCCGGCATTACCCCGACTGAGGCTCGCACAGCGGGAAGGCTTCTAGAAAACCTGTGCATCAGCCTGCACATTCACCAGTCCGAATTGTAGCTATGTCAGGTGAAAATGCCAGCCGCGTTGCCACCCTCGGGCGCGTAGGCCATGACAATCGCGTCTGCGATGTTTGGCGACGCCACCTTGCGCTTGGCCAGGTCCTGTTTGCTCTCCACCTTCACCCGCCCATTGGCGTCGTAATGCCTGCGTGGCGTCGATAGCTCATCAATCAGCAATTCAAGGTGCGGCAGGT